TTTTAATTTTTCGAATAAGTATAAACCTCATCGGCAGAGTAACTTGTAATTTTATCTTCTTCTGTGGTTTTTGTTGAATCATGTAGGCAGTCATGTAAATCTGTCAAAACATCGTCTTTGAAATTTAAATCAATATTCTCACTTTGAATGAAAACACTTGAATTCACATCTATATCAAGATTACTTAATTCTTCTTGTTCCAGATTCAAAGACCCAAAATCTGATATAATATCATCATCATTTGTTTGCTTTTGTTTGTTTATCAGTTTCCCATATTTGTTTACTAGATTTTTGTCCATCATTGATTTTTTTGTTATTTCTTTGTAATTAGTTAATTTCCTTTCAGAGTTCCCCAACAAATTCAATAGCCAGGATATTTTGCTTTCAGTTATCTTTGTCACTCTGTAATTGGAAGTAAAAAATTCAGCGTATTCTTTTGTCTGCTTGAATTCACTTAAAACCAAATCCCAGTATTTACATTTTGCAGCATACGAATTATATTTGAATATGTCGTAATCACCTAGGAAGTCAACTTCTAACAAATCCATAACAGAGTCTTCTTCTCCATCATCTTCCAACATATCAAGATCAATGTCAGTATCTAAATCTATTTGACTTGTCAATATGTTTTTAAATTGCTCTATACTTCCATCTGTTTTTTCCACAAAATCATCTTTTTCCAATGTTTTCTCTAATATATTTATTGATAAAGTTGGCTTGTTATTTTTCATTTTCATATCTAATGTCCATTTTAACCAATCTTTAAAGTCTTCTGAAAAAGTTATATCATCGCTCATGTTTTCAAATAATTCCAATGGTATATGCTTTCCCTCTATCCATATTTTGGCAAATTCCTGTTCTACATCTGTTATATGTTCGACTTCTAGATTATGTTCTAAATCTGTCCTCACATCCAGTGAATCTAAGGATAAAGACAATATAGTTTGTTTTGGCTTACCGTGAGGCTTTATAACAATTCTTACCATGCTTGAATGTGTTTCTACATCAATCTTATGTTCTATCATTGTTTCTTTCATGATCAAGTTCCTTTTTTCTTCAATATCAAACCCTTCTTCTTCTTTATATTTTCTTTTGTCTTGTTCTGTTAGAATTGATCTGATTTTATTTATTCTAAAATTTTCTGATTTGTATGGTATATAGCCATTTGTCAGCAATATATCAACTATATCTTTCCTGTATATTTCTGCATATATTCTATTTGTTGTTTCTATCACAGCACTATCATCGAAGACTCTCACATTAAAGATTATTCCGTTTATGACAAGTTCCATCAATCCATGTCCTTTCCACTCTCCATCTTTGTTTCTTCTTTGTGGTTTTGGGAAATAGTATATTTTACCTTCTTTTTCCAACTTGAGCTTATTTATCAATTCGTTTTTATCACCATTGTTTATAAAGTCTAGGATTATAGACAATTTCTTTCCAGTCTTAGACATATTTGACAATTGCTCAATATCATCTTTCTCAATACCCAATTTATTTATTAAAGCTATTTTCTCTTCTGGACTAAGGTGAGATGTAAAAGCTTTTACAATAAAGTTAACTTTTTCTTCGAATCCGTTTGGTGTTAATGTGTTTCCATCTTTTACTCCATACTTGAAATGTCTTTTAAACCTGCTTATATGATCAGTTATCATGGTTCTAAAATCTTTTGATTTGATGTCACTAAGTATCTCTGGTATGCTATTATAATCCACTTCAGTTTCAATAAATGATGCCATTGATTCGTGGGTTTCAAAAGGTGATTGTTTGAAAGTCTCATCATATTCATCAGATAACCACTTGTATAAATTTTTATACTTTGACCAAGAATGCTCTAGTAGTGTGTTTGATACCCGAACTTCTTTTCCAAACCATTTTTTTGTAACACATTTCTTTAATGGAATAAGTTTAAAATAATTAGCTTTGTGGAATTCAAATTGAACCATTCCTCTTGCATATTCCAAATATCTATAAGAGAAATCATTGCTAACATCTCTATACAACACATCCATAACCTCGTATGATCTGTATCTTTTGAATATTATGTCAATATGTTCCATTGTGTTTTCATTTTCTTGTTTCTCTAATGTGTTGACATATCTAATCAAGCTCATTGCTTTGCATTTTTTTACTGATTCAAATGTCAAGGATTTCATTGAAAATTCTTTCTCATGCGTGACTATTTTTACAACAGGATTGTACAACATGTGTGCAGATAGAGCATAAACTCTACTCTTTTTGTCAAAAATAAAAGAAGGTTCTGCTGAGGACATTAGAGATTTAGATCGCAACAAAAATGCCATATCTGATCTAGATTCTGGACCTAGGTACAACAATTTTGGATCTACTTCAAATTTAATTGGTTTTCCAACATTTATGTTTTCTTCTATTCTTTTTATTTCTTCAACTGTGAATTTTTTTGATTTTTCAATATCATAAAAATATTCAATTTTGAAATCTTTTGCTTTTTCTAACATTTGTTCTATCTTCAATTTATTGTCAAATTCAGAGCTTATAAACAGTTTAGATTTCATCCTTTCTCTAAAACCAATGAAACCCAAATTCCTAGAACTTTTGATTATTATGTTAGGTGTTGATATGTCCGTTTCTTCTTGCATTACAAGCATTTTTTTGCTTAGAAAAAAATTATTTATCATTCTTGTTTCTTTTGTTTCTTTATACAATTTGTAAAATGCATAATCATGTCCAAGTAATCCTGCAATGCAAATCGGTTCATAACAGAAAAAACCAACTGAAGGATGGGGTTTTTCTAAAAGCATACTTTTATAAGTGTCAAATAAAATTTGATTAGTAGAATTGCCAATCGTATTATAATGTATTTCTGATTGCAATTTTTGACACATTTCAACTAGGTATGAATCACCTCCAAATTCTAGAAGAGTCTTCCGTAAATTTGAAAATTTTTCAAACCTGTCTGTCATTTTAAAAGTGGCAGTCATTTTGAACATCACAGCAACCATTTTGATTATCATCCTTACTGTTGTATTTCCTACATCCCAGTCTGAGTTAAATTCAGTAACACCTTCTCTAGAATCTCTTGTTGTCTTTTCTTTTGATAATTTACATCCTGAAAATCTGAG